TGGCTGTCGGCTGGATGGCTGCGAAGGGTGGTAAGTAATGGGGTTCCTTTCGCGCGTCGTGGCCGAGCAGAAGGGCGCGAGCACCGTCTGGGAGCGCTGGATCGAGATGATGGACATGGGCGGCAAGTCGAAGGCTGGTCCCAGCGTCAACCAGCAGACAATGTGGCGCAACTCTGTGGCGCTTGCCTGCATTCGTGCCCGTGCAAACGGCGTGGCACAGGTCCCCTTCAAGCTTCACCAGGAGAAGATGGTTGACGGGCTGAAACGGATTGAGTCCGCGCGAGATCATGAGCTATACGACCTGATGACGACCAAGCCGAACGGCTGGCAAACATCATTTGAGTTTCGGCAGCAGTTGGAAGTTCACCTTTGCCTGGGCAATGCATTTGCCTTCATCAATCGCTACCGCGGCAAGATCGCCGAGGTGTTCATCTTGTGCGGCGTTCGTGCCGAGCAGCAGGAAGACCGCACCGCGAAGTATTGGGTCCGAGGCAAGAGCGGCGGCGAGGTAGAGGTGCCAGCAGCCAACATCTGGCACCTGCGCGGCCTTAGTTGGGATGGCTTTCTTGGTCTGGAAACTTTGAACATGGCGCGCGAGGCGCTGGGTCTGGCCATGGCACTGGAGGAAAGCGCTTCATCTTTGCATTCGAACGGTGTTCGCCCGTCTGGAACCTATTCGGTGGATGGCAGCCTGTCGCCGGAGCAGCACGAAAAACTGGTTAAGTGGCTGAAGAAGGAGGCTGCCGCGCCTGGCGGCACGTTAGTGCTGGACCGAAACGCCAAGTGGTTGACTACGGCGATGACCAGCATCGACGCGCAGCACAAGGAAATGCGCGACCAGCAAACCGAGGAAGTCTGCCGATTCTTTGGCGTTTCGCCGCACAAGGTCTTTCATTCGGACAAGACATCTACCTATGCGAGCGCAGAACAATTCAATATTCAGCATGTAGTTGACTGCTTAATGCCCGAGTACGCGTGCATCGAGCAGTCCGCTGACGCGAACCTGCTGACAGCCGAAGAGCGCAAGAAGGGCTATTACTTCAAGTTCAATGCAAACGGGCTGCTGCGCGGTTCCACAAAGGACCGTGGCGAGTACTACGCCCGCGCGCTTGGCTCTGGTGGACATCCTGGATGGATGGCGCCGGATGAAGTCCGCGAACTGGAAGAGTTCAACCCCATGGGCGGCGAGGCTGGCAAATTGCCACCCGCGTCATCCGCGAAGCCCATCAAGCCCACCGCCGACCCGGCGCCCTGAAAGGGAAATCATGGAACTGCGATACATCGAGCGACCCTTTGAAATCAAAGCGGTAGAAGAAGACGGCATTTTTGAGGGCCGTGGATCGGTCTTCGGCAACGTCGATTCATACAAGGAAATCGTCGCGCCCGGCGCATTCACGGACACGCTGGCCGCGTGGAAGGCTCAAAACCGCCTGCCGCCCGTGCTTTGGCAGCACCGCAGCGGTGAGCCCATCGGCCCGCACCTCGAAATGGAAGAGCGCGCCGATGGCCTGTATTGCAAAGGCCAACTGTTGGTCAATGACGTGCAGCGAGCGAAAGAGGCGCGGGCACTCATGAAGGCCAAAGCCGTGAACGGCCTGTCCATCGGGTTTGTTACCCGTGAGGACGCATATGACCGCGTGACGGGAATTCGCACGCTGAAGAAAGTGGATCTGTGGGAGGTGTCAGTAGTGACATTCCCCGCGAATCCAGCCGCACAGATCAGCTCAGTCAAGAGCGCGATTGACGGCATCCAGACGTTCGCCGAAGCAGAGTCCTTCCTTCGTGAGGTTGGCAGGCTCAGCAAGGCAGACGCAACGGGCTTCATTGCCCGTTTCAAGTCCCTGGGCGGTCGGAGTGAGTCCGACGAGCTGGGCGCGCTGGCGGCGGCAATTGAGCGCCGCACAGCACAACTCCGGCGCTGAAAAGCGCAGACCGCAAAACCAGCCGCCTCCGGGCGGCTTTTTCATTCCCGAAAGGAAAGACCATGGAACTGAAAGACCTGTCCGAAAAGTGGGACAAATACGCCGAAGCGCAAACCACGCACCAGAAGCTGGTGGACGAGCGCATTGCCAAGCTCGAAAAGGGCGAATCCCTGGCCGATGTCGAAGCGAAGCTGGCCAAAGCCAACGACGCCATGACCGCGCTGGAAAAAGAGGTCAAGGAACTGACCCTCAAGGGTCAGCGCCCCGGCCAGACCGCCGAAAAAGCCGAAGCCGCAGAGCTGGCGCTGAAGTCGTTCAACCTGCGCCTGCAAGCAAACGCGATGGAAGCCGGCAAGTCCTTTGCGCCCGTCACCGCCGACCAGTACGCCGAATACAAGGCCGCCTGGGGCTCATATGTTCGCAAGGGCATCGACGGCCTGACCGAAGCCGAAAAGAAGACCATCAACGTGGGCACCTCCACGCAGGGCGGCTACCTCGTAGGCGAAGAGATGGAAGCGGGCATTGACCGCGTAGTGCAGCGTTACAGCGCCATGCGTCAGGTGGCCCGCGTCATCCCGATTGGCTCTGCCAGCTACAAAAAGCTGGTCAAGGTCACGGGCACCTCTGGCGCATCGCGCGGCGGCGAAAACACCACGCCCAGCAACGGCACTTCGCCGGGCTGGGTGGAACTGGAATTCAAGCCTGGCACTTACGTCAGCGAGCAGCGCATCACCTCCGAAGCCCTGGAAGACGCCACGCAAGACGTGGGCGCCGACCTGGAAATGGAAATGGGCATCGAGTTCGCCGAGATGGAAGGCACCGACTTCATTTCCGGCAACGGCGTGAACGGTCCGCGCGGCCTGACGGACTACACGAACGTGGCAAACGCCTCGTATTCGTGGGGTAACGTCGGCTACGTGGCCTCCGGTGGCGCTTCGAGCTGGGCCGCGTCCAACCCGTCTGACTACCTGATTGATCTGGTGCATGCGCTCAAGCGTCAGTACCGTGCCGGTGCATCGTTCCTGATGAACGACGCCACGCTGGGCTCGATTCGCAAGCTGAAGGACGGCCAAGGCAATTACCTGTGGGGCATGACCAAGGACAGCTTCATGGCCGGCGCCGTGGGCACCCTGCTGGGCTACAACGTCGTTACCGACGACTTCATGGCCGACATCGGCGCCAACGCCTACCCCATCGCCTTCGGCGACTTCAAGCAGGCGTACTACGTGATCGAGCGCAAGGGCATCGCTGTCCTGCGTGACCCGGCCACGGCCTTCCCGCACGTTCGTTTCTTGGCCCGTCGCCGCGTCGGCGGTGGTATCGCCAAGTTCGAAGCCGTGAAGCTGTTCAAGATCGCCACGTCCTGATCGGCCCGCCGCTGGCTGAAAGGCTGGCGGCATCCAAAACCCCATTTTCAAGGAATCCATCATGAAAGACCTGTTGAACAACATCGACGTGAAGCGGGTGATCAGCCCCGTCTCCGTCTCCGACACGACCGCGCAGGTCGGCCAGATCATCGACCGCAAGGGTTTTGACGGCCTGACCTACCTGATCGCAACCGGCTCGATTGCCGATGCAGACGCCACCTTCACGGTGCTGCTGGAAGAAGGCGACGCCTCCAACCTGTCGGACGCTGCAGCTGTTGCTGATGCTGACCTGATCGGCACCGAGGCCCTGGCCGGCTTCCAATTTGACGACGACAACGAATGCCGCAAGCTGGGCTACAAGGGTAGCAAGCGTTACACGCGCCTGACCATCACGCCCGTGGCCAACGCATCGGCGGCCGTGCTGGCTGCTGTGGCTGTGCTGTCTTCGCCGCAGATCGCGCCCACCGCCAACCCCCCGGCCTGATACCAGGCCACTACGTGAAAAGCCCTCCCCGCGAGGGCTTTTTGCATAGGACACGCGCATGAAATTCAAAGTCATCACCGCAGTGGGCACCGAGCCCATCACCCGGGCCGAGGCCAAGCTGCACCTGGGCCTGGACGACATGAGCGGATCACACCCGGATGACGCCATCATCGACGCCCTGATCACGGGCGCCCGCCAGCATGCCGAGCACTACACCAAGCGCGCGCTGGCTCAGCAAACGCTGGAGGCGGCTCTCGACGCCTTCCCGGACAGCGATG